TCACCGTAGACCTCGACTCTGGCCTGTGAAGAGTCCTCGCCGTACTCGTCGATGATCTGCTGGTAGACCTGCTTGTCCGTGTCCTCGACCGTCCGGGCGTCTACCTGGCGCGTTTTCCAGAAGTCGCGCTTGGCGTTAAAGCACTCAAAGAAGTACCCCGTATTGCGCCGTGGGTTGCTGAACGCGAACCAGTACCGGTCGAGGATGTTCTCCGTAAAGAAGCCCGCCCCCACCGACCAGATGCCGTCTGGGATACCCGAGGCCTCGTCGAACACCAGCATCATGCCGTCCATATTATGGACGCCAGCGTAGGCGTCGGGGTTCTCCTCGCTCCAGAGCTTGCCCTCAGCCGCCCAGTAGCGCGTGCCCTTCTTCAGGTCGCGCTCCACAATATCAGTCAGCCACTTGGCCGGCGTCAGCTTAGTCGCGCTGATTTCCCACCAGTGGGCGTTGATGATCATCGTAGACCACTTGGTCAACTCGCCCCAGGTCACTGACCGCAACTGCGCCTCACTGTTGGCGCTCACGATCACACTGGACCCAATCCGTGTGGTCAGCATCCACAAGATCAGCCATGACACCAGCGCCGACTTGCCAATACCGCGCCCGGACGCCACGGCTGCCCGCAGCGTGTCCATGCTGATCTGTCCCTTATTCTTAGCGATGTGCGTCTTGATGTCGCGCAGCACCTGGCGCTGCCACATGCGCGGCCCCTTGTGGTGCGCCAGTGGCGTGTGTTCTTGCCCCCACGGGAAAGCGAAAAGCACAAACGCCTCGGGGTCGTCCTTAATCGCCGGACTCCACAGCCGGGTCATCAGTAGCTGTTCGTCCTCCGGGGCATAGATCGGCTTTTGCATCAGACCGCCTCTTTGACTGCGGTGGTGTCGCGCAACAACTGAGCGGGGACCTCAGTCACCGCCCCTTCAATGACTCGACTTTCAGCAGCGCGCAGGGCAGCGGAGACGCTGATGCGCTGATCAATCTCGACGGAGATGGCTTGCTTGGCGACCCATCCGTGGCTGTGCTGGAGAATAGCAAGCGCGGCCTTGGCGTCGCCCGCTCGGGCGGCGTTGAGAAGATGCTGGCTGTTTTCGCGCTCACTGTCAGCGCGCCCTTTGAGTTCAGCCAGTTCGGCCATTTTGTCATGCTCTTTTAGCCGGTTGTACTCAATAGGCAACATGCCAGCAGACAACGCCAGCGCATCTCCTTTCAAACCTAGATACGCAGACTCATAAATCTTCTCAAGCAACGCCTCTGTGGCGCGCACTTCTCGGATTGTGAGCGGCAGACTCTTGAACATGACGCGAGTGTATCCGGATCGACAAAAATTTGGTAGCACAAGTGACCTAGATGACTTGAGCATTTTGTATATAAAAAAAATTTTTCTGCGGCCCCACCGCTAACGATTGACCATCGGCTCGGCCCTCCCCCCCCGCCAGTCCGACGCGCGACGCCTGCCTGCCCTGGGCATCGAGCCGACCGCCGACCGCCGACCGCCGACCGCCGACCGCCGACCGCCGACCGCCGACCGCCGACCGCCGACCGCCGACCGCCGACCGCCGACCGCCGACCGCCGACCGCCGACCGCCGACCGCATCGAGCCAGACCGCAGGCAAGTTAGGCTGTTTCGGTCAACCGATCGACCTTGACCCAAACGACCCAAAACCTCCGGCAAGTTAGGCCAAATCGGTCAACAGTTTGACGTTGACCTAAACGACCCAAGAAATAGGCGCGGGGGAGTTTTGGGTCAAAGTTAGGTCAAAAAGTCATTTAGGCAACGTGTTTTTAGTCGCGGCGCTGCATCGTGCGCGCGCGGCTGCGCGGCGCCACAGCCAGACCACTGTACGTATATACATATATTTTTCAGAATCATGAAGTTATACAACCATGACCTAAACGACCCAAAGCCCCTTAGATCCGCGCCCCATGCGCGTCTTCAGCTAGGCAAGTTTGCTATCTGCCTTTGACCGAAAACGCCCCGACAATGACTGAACGAAAACACTTGACAGCCTGTCAAAAAATCGCTTACAGTCCCTACATGCGCTCGCCCGAGCGCGCAACCTGGAGAACCTGAGCCATGAAGAACCTTGACCTCAACGTAATGTCACCCGATCAAGTCTCGCGCATCCTGCGCAATGCAGCAGACGCATTCAATGAGTCTGCGTCTGATCTTGCGTCTACATGGCAAGACGACGGCGCAGGTCGCGTCTGGCTTGAGCTTGCCAAGATCCTTGAGTCTGCTGCTGATCGTGCCGATCGTGCCTGCGCAAAGCATTTCGTCTAATAGGAGTGCACAACATGAAAGCCATCTGGACTAAGTACATTGGCCCGACCGACACCCGAGGCGCTCGCGTCAAGGCTGAGGCTGAGGGCGTGAAACCTCTCACCATCTCATTCTGGGCAGACGATGATGCCCATGCAGCCGCAGCCCTCGCCCTTGCACGCCGTGAGGGATGGACGGGCACGCTCATCGAGGGCGGGCGCCCTGATGGTAAGGGCGACGTATTCGTATTCGCCGATTCACGCGCACGCGCAATCTGAGGGGAAGACAATGAAAGTAAAGATCGGCCAAGCCTACCAGCCCGCTCGCCTCACCCGCAGGGGGCCATCAGGTTCTTACTCAGCTTATAGACCCATGACGGGCCATCTGCCCCTTGAGTCTCACTACCACCGGCGCATGGATCGCATCGTATTCGCCTCAAGCATCGTCGCATGGGTCGCGCTGATCGTGCTCTTGATCGCAGGAGTGATTCAATGATCCTCGCGTTACTGGTAAGCGGGCTGGTCGCGCTCGTTTTGTCACTCATTGATCGGAGATGATATGAAATACGTTCTTGAATTTGGCGTTCGTGGCGGTGCTCACACTGAAAACCTTATCGTCCCCACGCGAAAGCTCGCGCAGGAAATGGCGCGCAAGCTTGTCTTGGTTTTCACGAATGACCCCCATCACCCGGCGGCTGCCCCTATCGCGTGGGAAATGCCCCCATCATGCCCACGCCAGACGTGGCAAAGCCCCACGCACTACATCAGCATGAGCAAGCTTGACGGCGTACCGCGCGGGCCGGCCTCTGCGGGTCTCTGGCGCCGTCCTGTAGGGCCTGAGATGCTTTCGGAATCGGTTATTCCGCACAATACTTAGTCCGATCCCCAGCACCAAGACAAACGGGCCGCAATGGCCCGTTTTGTCATTTCACCAGCGACATTTTAGGCGCAGGGTCTTCGACTAACCTTCGAAGGTCCGATCGAGACAATTTCCCGACAAGATCGGGCGCGCAGAAAATGTGCTTTTTGGACGTCAACTCGCCCGACGCAATCCGGCCCATGTCGATCCATCCAGCCTCCTTGAGCGCATGTAGCAGCGCAGCCTGGGGAATCTTGACGCCGGCCGGCGCAGACCCCAGCAAACGGTCGCAGACGGCATGGAAGGGTGACCCCACTACACCGCGCGCAAACTCGCCCTTTCGCTGGCGCATCATATCGACTAGGAACGATTCTGCAATGCTCATCGAGTGTTCCACCATGTTCAGCTTAAACTCGGTCAAGGCGGGCGCTGCTGACGGATTGAACGCCGATACATCACGCGCATGCAACCACCCAGCAATTGCAGCAAAACCACCAGCCTTGTACCAGTCCCAGAGCGCCCGAGCCTTGTCTGGGTTCATCCTGGGCGCTGTAGACCAGATACAGAACCACCGGCGATCCTGCGAGTCCAACGATATCGGTACGCTATCGTTAGTAAACGCCAGCACGAACATGCGATTCATCGAGTCATACGGGTGCAAGCCCTTACGATTGACCGTGAGCAGCTCAGGCGGTGCGGCGATGATCGGTTTCAGCTTATTCGCCAGCGCACGCCTCTCCCGCGCCTCTGGTTCTTTCAATTCGTTCAGGATCAGGATTTCCGATTCGAGGGCATAGCCCCACTGGGACGTCAAGGTGTCATTGTCCAGCAGTCCACGATTTTTTAGCCCAGGGCCGCAAACCGACCAGATGAACGGCGCCCACATGGTGTCCTTGCCGCTACCTTGGTCGCCCCCATGCAAGATGGCGTGATTGATCTTCACGGCCGGATTCTGAACCTTAAACGCCATGACGTTAAAGATATGCTCACGCTCGCCAGTGTCAGGCACCAGCGTCTCGCAATGCTCAAGCCAGGGCGTGACATCGCCAGTACCGGGCGCAGGCCGCGCATCACGCCAGCGATTGCCGTAGACGTCCCCATCACGCGCTACCAGGACAGACTCGCCAGCAGCATAGGTCAGGCCGGCCAAAGTCCGGGCGCCAGTCGCTTGGCGGTTCTCATCGAAGCAAGTGCTCGCCTCAATTTTCCTGCCCGTGTGAATCGACTTGCAGGGAATGTGGCGATACAGGGCGTCGAAATTCGCGCGCGAGATCTCCCGACGGTCTTGCATATCGAAGAACGAATTATCGGCCAAGACGTAGGCGAACCGGTGATACCAGCCGGCCTTCTCGACCCTGCCCAGTTCTTTCCGCTCGACCTCCTCGATCACCTTCTTCGCATCATCACTAAAAAAATCAGACGGCTCCAGCTTCTGAAGGGTATCGGTCATCGTCAGGGCCATCAGGTCGTCCCTGAAGCCCGCCTGATGCTTCGGCCCACCCTGATCGGCGACCCACTCGAGAAACCACGCGGAGTCTAGATCAACGCAGTGCGAGTGCAGGCAGCAGAACGACCGTGTAGTCGGCATGTACCGGCCCTCAGGGTTGCCGTCGGTATGCTCGCCAGCGTTCGGGCAAATCACGCCCGCCCAGCCTTCATGGTTCGGTCGGGACAGCACCAGCCCTTGCTCGGCAAGCCAAGCGAATACATCATCCGATCCAGTGTCCTGCACCCGGATCGGCTTATATCCTGCGCCGTCGGCTTCGGCGGGCGTCACCCCCAACGCGGCGCAGATGCCCTCTAGCGTGAACTCACGCTCTGGATTGAACTCCACCAGTCGGGCCGGGAAGTTATTCCGGCCGGGCTTGAGGTTCACGCTGTTGGGCAGACGGAAGTTCCGTACCGGATTGACCGCGCCAGGATCGGTGTAGCCCACATCGGCGATCGCTTTGATAGCGGCAGAGAACTCAGCCTTGGTCGGCTGATCGTCACCGAAAGCGTAGCCCCACTGAAAGCTGCCCGGCGACGTCTCCATGATCCAGGTCGGGGCCAGAGGCGGCTCTTTGGACTTCGTGCCGACATCATCCAACACCATCACCAGACAGTATTCGCAGTTCGCGGCGCTGGCGCTGACTTTACCGTCTTGGAACCGGTCGATGATGAACGACGCGGTGTTGCCGTACCAAGCCTGATCCTCTTTGATCCGTTTGATGTCGGGCAGATAGGCCGGCCAAGTGCCCTTGATCGCACCATCGGGATGGAATTGCATCTCACCATCGCTCAGCTTCGGCTTCTGGCGCACGATGAGCGGCGTCTCGCCGTCCGGGGCGAGGGATTGCAGAAACTCTAAGAAATGTATCGTGTCTTTCACTTGCCATACCTCCTCATCACGCTGATCTCCGCGTCCAAAGGCAACCCTTGCGCCCACTCCGGCGCGGCACACATCACCTCATGCAGACGCGCCACAGCGGCGTCTGCATCGGCCTCAGGCACCTCCAGCACCACCTCGTCATGCACATGCAGGACAGCCTCGACCTGCCGTAGCGTCGCGCGCAAGACGTCATTGGCCGCTGCCTGGCAGATGTTCTCGCAGGCAAGGCCTTTCCAAAGCCGGGCGCGCGGCCATTCTTTCGCATCAGCAGCAGGTTTCCATGACGCCTTGGCGTAGGTCACACCATCGGCGTCGAGGCGGGCGTAGGGGTAGCAAAGGATACGCCCACTGGGCAGGGCATACCATAGGTGCTGACCATCAAAGTAATACGTCACGCGCCCGGCGGTGAACTCATGGCCCGGATTACGCAAGGCGCGCGTGTAGGCGCCCTCCAAATCCTGCCAGTAGCGCACGGCCCACGGGTTGGCTCGGCGCCAAGCGTCCACCATCCGGCGCGAGTCGGCCTCGGGTAGATGCACGCCATAGACGCGGCCCATCGCAGCGAACGCGCCAATACCACCACCGTAACCGCACGCGAGTTCCTGCACCTTGCCGATCTGCCGCTGTTC